ACATTTGGCTTGACTACTGGTAATAAAAACGGAAGTAAACCCGTCAACTGTCCAATGGCAAAAAAAAAGGAAGAATGAACAAATGGTTTTTACTCTTCCTACTGACATCACCCACGGTAGCAAGAGCAAATTTAGTAACCCCAAATTTCACCCAGGGTTCGATGAACAGTACAACAACAACGACTCAAGAGATCGTGGAGGAAATAACCACTACAACTTATGGGTCCGCATTAAACAAATGGTCTGGGGACAATATAACCCACACCTCCGCTTCAGGAGGTGGGCTAGTAGATTCAGATTCAGTCTTTACCATAACAACAGCTGGTTCGGACTTTACACTAGAAGTAACAACAAGAGCAGCCAGTCAAGTACTGTCAGTAACAGAAATAGAAAGAGAAATCGACACTACTTCTACTACTACATCCTTATCAGTCTTCTCTCAATAGCACCAGTTCGTGCTGAAGAAGGCGAGACAAACAATACTTCTAATCCAGTAGCGGCTGCAACGGGCAATGTGACCAACCAGGCCGTACAATTTCAAAATAATGGTGCTCCATCTAGACAACATTATGGTCCAAACATAAGTTGTAATGGTAGTACCATGACATTCTCTCCATTCTATATGGGGAATCATACTAAACCTTGGGATATTGATGAAGGTTCTATGAGCCCTGCTAGTTATACCTTAGCTGAAAACTGGGGATTTCAAGTTAATTTTATGGTTCCTTTAGATAAAAGAGGATTAGAACGCTGCAGATCAATGGCAGCTAGACAGGAAGAAAAAATGCGATTGGATTATGAATTAGTTCGAGCACTTAAATGTGCAGAACTTCAGACTAAAGGTTTTATGATTCATCCTAAGTCTGAATTGTATCCACTATGTGCAGATATAGTTCCAATTGCTTCATATTTAAAATCAACACAACCCCCAATTCCCAAGAAAAAATCTTGGTTTAACCCCTTTTAAAAACAATGATCCTAATTATCAAGCCCATCCTATTCGCCTTCTTGAAGTCAGATTCAGTCAAGAAGCTTGTAGTAGATCTATTGGAAGCTTATGTATCTAGAACTGATAATAAACTAGATGACCAAGCTCTTAAAATTGTAAAAGAAAAACTCTTCTCTAATTAAACAAATGCCAAATAAAAGAACTGGAATGGACTACCTGGATTATAGTGGTTCAAAGCCTAAAAAGAAGAAAGGTCCGTCAAAACTAGGTCTAAAGAAGAAAAAGAAAAAGAACGGGGATGAAAGATATAATCCTTTTACAAAAGATGGTAAGACTAGACCTGGCGATAGAACACCAACAAGTGCATCTCAAACAACAGGTCCATAATTATGGCCAAAGCTACAGAACAACAATTTCATGAACTACATGGTCTTGTTACGAATGAATTCTTAAATAGAATCAAAACAAAAGAAGCTACAACACAGGACTTAAAAGCTGCCTGTGATTGGTTAAAAGCTAATGATATAAGTGGTGTAGCATACGAAGGAAACCCCCTAGACAAGTTAAATAAGATAATGCCAAAGGTAGATCGAGAACTTGTTAAGAGGAGGATGTATGGGAAAGTCTAAAGCTTATTACGATTCTAATCCAGCCGCTAAAGCAAAGAAGAATGCATATCAAAAAAAGTATATGCAAACAGAAACTGCTAAACGTATCAGACGTAGAGCTGATGAACATAGGCATAAAGGTTCCGTTGGGGATGGTAAAGACTATTCCCATCGTGACGGTAAATTAGTTCCTGAAGGTACCCACCGTAGTAAGGATAAAAAACTAAAGCCTAATAGGCGTAAACTACACATTAATTAATTATGGCAAAAAGAAAAACCAGTTGGACTGATACAAACCCTCTAAATCCTTTTAGACCTAAGTATGGACAGATCAGTAAAGATAGAAAACATGTTTGGAATGGAAAAAAGTGGGTAAAATATATTGGAGACCCTAAGAAGGTTAAGATAAGTCCTGAAGAATATTTTGGGACTGGAATGAAATATGGACATGGTGGTACAAAAGATCCTGTAAAGAATGGTAAAAATGGTAAGAATGATAAGAATGGTAAGAAAGATCAGAAACAGTTTAAAACAGGTCCAGTTGTTAAAAGTGTAGGTACAGTTGATTTTAATATCAATACTCCAAAAGGTTTAACTGCTTATAATAAAGCTTTAAAAGCTTCTAAAGGTAAGAAAACAGATAAGGATAAAGATAAATCTACTACTCAAGTTCTTTATGGAAATAGAAATAAGCTCTCTTCAAAAAATAATAAGAGTGAGAAAAAAGGTAACAAGTTTAAAACTACTGTCCATACTAGACATTATAAGACTGGAGAACGACTTGGTGTAATGGGTCATAATCAACGTCGTGCTTATGAAAAAGCAGCGATGGGTAAAGATGGAAAGCTTAGAACCTTTGAAGGCGAAGTAGCTAAATATGAGAAAGAAAGTGGGCATGGTCAATCTCATTTACGTGAAACTAAATATAAATCTTATGTACGCAAAAGCGATAGGTTAGAACGAAAGACTAAAAGAGAAGGTTTAAAAATGGGTCGCATGGAAAGTACCTCAACAGGTAGTGAAAAACATAAACCTGGTGGAGAACTTAGCCTATATAATAAAGATGGATCACTAAAGACAAAGAAGAATAATAATAAGAACAAACAAAGAAAATGGTGGCAAGTACCAGTTTCAGTCCGTCCAGTATTATAAGAGGTAATATATGGTAAAAAGTTTAACTAAAGCAGCATTTAAAACTATTACAAAAGGTTTAACTAAAGAAGCCTTACCTGTTATAGGAAAAGAGCTTACTGAACAAACATTTAAAAATTTAGATGTAACTGCAAGAGAAGCTGTGTCAAATTTAGGTAGATATAAGACATATCAAAATTTAGCACTTGAAAGCCAGCAAGCTATCTCTAATCATTTAGAAAAGCTACCATCTAATGAAATATTACCTGAATCTAAAGCAATTGATAGTATATTCCAAAAAATAGAAGGTACAGACCCTGAACTACAGAATATAGGTTGGAAAGAACTTGATGATGTAGATCATGGTCTTCGTGCTATTAATCATACAAGTCATGAGACTAATAAACTCCTTGCTAAGAATGCTGAAGTTAAAGGTAAGCCGAACATAGATCCTTCTATATATAAGAATCAATTAGATACCTTTATCGCTGAAACACAGCAATCTTTAAGTTCTGCACCAACTGGTATGATGAAAACAGGAGAAGGTCTCCAAGAAACAAAATTATGGCCAGGTACCGCAGAAGAACTACTAGCCAGTGCTGAAAAATATATTAATCTTAGAGAACAATTACATAAGCAAGGTGTAAAAGGTTATGCTCAATCCCGTTCTGGCTGGCAAGAAATATTTGGTAATATATTAGATGAAGATGGGTATCCTATGCGACTTAGTGGCGGTACCAGATCGTCTGGAGGTAGAAAATTAACTTTAAAAAGTCAAAAATCTTCTATGAATAGAAAGGCAGGATTACGTTCATTTAAAGGAGATTTTAAAGGTGAAACCAAACGAAGAGGTTGGGAAGAATTAAATTTAGAAGGACATCATTGGGAAACCGCAGCAAAGGAAGCTGATGTTTTTAGTTCAAGAGAATTACCTGATGGTACTATTACTCGTAGATCAGCAGAGGATTTAGCATATATTGATGAGACTTTAGAAAACTTAAATATGCGTATAGGTGATAAAAGTAAAAATTTAACTGGATTAACTAAACCTGCACATATGGGAGCTGGCCTTGAGGAAGCAGATAAAATTTTAGCAGCTCATGAAACGCCTAAAGCTGCTTATGATTTTGAAGGTTTTCGTGATTGGCAAGTAGAAGCTTCAGAAGTTTATGTCCAATTACCTCCAAGGAAAAATGGTAAAAATCCTAGATATGTTTGGTATAAAAATGTAAATGGACAATTATTTACAAAAAGAGGTAACACTCCAGTTAAACTTCCTAAAAAAGCTAAAAAATTAGCATTTAAAATGGAAGGATCTCCAGGTACTTATGCAATAGGTCAAAGGCATGGATTTACTCAAGAATTTGTACAACAATTAAGACGTATAGAAGATCCTGAACTTATCATCGAAGCTATTAAAACTTATTATGAAGCTGGTATACCAGATCTTAGAAAAGGGACTTCAGCATTAGCTAATCTTACTTTACAACCAGATGCTAAATTAGATTCTCAAAGTTCTATGATGATGAATGAAGCTGTGCCTCAAATGCTTCAAGTAATGAATGATTTAAAGAAACTACCTGCTTATCAAAACTCTCCTAAATTTGTTGATAAATTAAACGAATTAGAAGAAGTTGCTAAAGAATTACAAGAGACCGTACAAGCAACACCTCCTATACCAGGAACTTAACCATGGCAATAACACAAAAAAAGAAAAAGAAAAAGAAGATAGACACCAATAGGAATAAGCTTCTATCAACAATTCCTGGCGTATTCTATAAAGGCTCAGGTAAAGATCCTGCAGTCATTGAACTTCTAAAGAAACTTAAAAAAGATGGTCCTGGTTCACTAGATTCTAGTGGAATGGGTACCCGCTGGAAAGTATGACAGATGCAGTAACCGCACTAAAAGAGGATTTTAAACTCTTCCTACAAGCTTTGTGGGAGGAGTTAGATCTACCCTCACCCACAAGAGCCCAATATTCCATAGCTGACTATTTACAACATGGACCAAAAAGATTACAGATCCAAGCCTTTCGAGGTGTTGGTAAATCTTGGATTACTGGTGCTTTTGTCTTATGGACCCTGTTCAAAGATCCTGAAAAGAAAATAATGATAATTTCTGCCTCTAAAGAGAGAGCAGATAACATGTCAATCTTCCTTCAAAAACTTATCATTGAAACCCCATGGCTCAAACATCTCAGACCGAAATCAGAAGATTCTCGTTGGAGTCGCATCAGCTTCGACGTCCTTTGTTCTCCACACCAAGCCCCCAGCGTAAAAAGCGTGGGAATAACTGGACAGCTAACAGGAAGTCGCGCAGATTTGATGATTTTGGACGACATAGAGGTGCCTGGAAACTCCATGACGGAGTTAATGCGTGAAAAATTACTTCAACTCTGTACAGAAGCTGAGTCCATCCTTACGCCGAAAGACGATTCTCGTATTATGTATCTCGGGACTCCTCAGACTACTTTTACTGTTTATCGTAAGTTGGCAGAGCGTGCGTATCGTCCCTTCGTTTGGCCAGCGAGATACCCCAAATCCCTCGCCAATTACGAAGGACTTATAGCTCCTGCATTACAAGAAGATATAGATACAGGTGCTGAATCTGGTACCTGTACTGACCCCGATAGATTTAACGATGATGACCTTATTGAAAGGGAAGCATCCATGGGACGTAGTAACTTCATGTTACAGTTCATGCTTGACACAAGCCTCTCAGATGCTGAGAAGTTCCCCCTCAAGATGGCTGATCTCGTCGTTACTTCT